ATCGCCTGGTAACAATTCTTGACCTTCTAGTTCTTCTACTTGAGCAACGATCCACTCATTACTCAGTTTTAGCAGATTCGCTGTTATCTCCATTTGGTTGCTCCTTCCAGAAAATTTGTTCTTCAGTTAATCCAATCTCTTTCAATCTAACAACATAGTTGTCAACAATATTGTTATCAGGATACACAACACTAATGATATGCTCACCACTAATTCTATGATCCTCTATTGGAGAGAAAGGACACCACCTACCATAATTTATAGGTACAGATCCATCTTCATTTGCTTCTCCAATTGTTAGTAGATATGGATATACCATTCTATATCCTACTACTTTTTGTTCTTCAGTTTCATCTTTGATATCACCAAACATACAGAGAACACGCTCTGCTGTTGTAAGAGTCACAATTCTAATATTGTGATTTGTTTTTAGTGGTGCTTGCTCAGGTGTTTGTGTCATAATACCTCTGGTTGAATAGATTCAATTTCTTTTTTCTCTTGTATTTTGCGTTCATACGCATCTTGTAAACCAGGTTCTGGATTACTAATTGTCATTACCATATCATATGGAATTTTATATTGCCAGTCAGATGAATATGGATTCCATTTAGAAAATCTAACTTGGTATTCCATACCTTGTTGTTCTGCCAAATACTGTGGTGTTGCTCCATCCATACTTAAAATGTATGGATCTTCCATAAGAAGACAAACACCTCTTCTCTTGTCCTCTTCTCCCTCAAAAATTTCCTTGAGTTCAGAGATGACACGATCACCAGTTTTAAGTGTAACTACAGATATTGCCATAATTGTGCTAGGTTAATTCTATTATAACATAAAAAAGAAGGGAGTCAAGTGACTCCCTTTTTAAATTTTTGATTAGTTTTCTTATAAGGTTGACTAGGTAATTTTCTATGTCGTTTCAAATGAGATTTAACTTCTTTCAAAAATTTAAGATGTTTTTTCACATCCATACTTTTTTCTTTTGTTTTTCTGGTAACTCTTTTACCAGTATCACAGTAAGTAATCCATTATGAAATTCTACTTTTTCAATTTCTACATCATCTCCTAGTTGCCAGTTGCGTGAGAATGATCTAGTAGATATACCTTTGTGTGAATAAGTTCTATCATCTTTTGTCTTCTTAGCAGAAACAGTTAGACAGTTGCGTTCTGTTGTTACAGAAAGTTCCTCTTTAGAAAATCCTGCAAGTGCGACTTCCAATATGGTTCTAGAATCAGATCCATTATAGATGTTGTAAGGAGGATAGTTTGTTCCTGATCCTGCAAAAGTTTCAAGTCTGCTGAGTGTTTCATCTAATCCGAGTGTAAAAGGAGCAAAGTTCTCCCATGTATAGTTTACCATTGTGCCCTCCGTAAAGCGACGTATATTAATGTGACCCTTTCGGCATCACAATACTATTTTATAATGAATTGCTTAGAATGTGAGTACGGTTTGTGCTACCTGTACTAAAATATTTATTGAATTACCAAGAGTCTATACTGTTAACCCAATCAGATTTTAGTAATGACTCTACCTTTGTACAGATATAGTCATCATTACCTACACCTTTACCACCTTGTTGAACATTGAATAAAGAGTTGTCAGATGACAAATTATTATTAAAGTCTTCTTTAGAGAACCATACTACTCGTAGATCATCTTCATTTTTATTGACTCCTACAAATACAAGTCTCTCCCAATCTTTACCAGAAGAAACATGGTTAATGATAAACTTATCATCTATCACTCCACCTTTTGATTTGTTTCTAGTTGCAAGAGAAAATTTAATTTCTGTTAGAAGATCATCAACGACTCTATCGTGTCCTGCTGTTGATGTCTTTGCTCTCTTTACTTTGTGTCCTAAGTGCTCAAGATACTTAGTTGTAAATCTCTCACCAAACTCTCCTTTTTGTTTTGGTGACATATAGACATATCCTTCAAAAGGTGTTCCTTTCCAAGGGTCTGCTAGATTTTGCTCAATGTAATTCTGTAGTGAACCATCGGCAAACATTTGATTAAAAATCATGTTCGTTCCTGTTTAGTTAACAACTTAATTATATCACATAATTATGACATGTCAACATTATATTCTATTTGAATTATTTTAGATGATCTACCCATGCTATCACGTTTAGATATCTTCTGCATAGTACCACCTAATCTGGTAGCAGCATACTCTAAGTCTTTAAGAACTTGTTTTTCTAGATCCTCATATGGATCGTAATACTTATCTACTTTCATTCTTCTATCTCAAAATACCATTTAATAGATTTAATATAATCAAACGTGCAGGATAAATCAAAATCACAATTTGTAGTGTACTTCCTGTCACATAAAAAGTTCCTCAGTTTTTCAACTGATTCAAATGTTCCTTGGTGTTTTTCTTTATCATCGTATAAGTGATACTTCATTACTCGGATTCTTGTTTCTTTCGTCCAATATTATACTTGGATTCTAATCGCCATTCGTTTTTTTCTTTAAAACTTAACACTTTGATTTGATTTAATGGTGCAAGATCTGAAATTTTTTCTTTACTCTCTTCTACTATTGATACTAATCCCCAGTCTAATAGTAACTGTACTATTCTATTTCTTCTTTGTAGATCATTAGTAGAAAGATTTGTATTTTTTCCGTCAAGGGCAAATAGTTCTTTAAAGTGTACTATAAAATACTTTCCCTGTTTGTGTAAAATGTGACAGGATTGATAAATTTTTCTTTCTTTACGAGATGCTACTCCTATTCTTGTTAATGTCTCTCTTACCTTTAAGAAGTCATCTGGTTCACCCAGAGTGACCTCTACCATATCTGCCTGTTTCCATTTGATATCAGTGTCACCGTTCATTTTTACCACCTTTGCTCAATGATTTTTTAATATAATCTAGTTGATTCTTGGTGAGAATTCTGAGTGCTTGGAGTGCCTTATCGTCATTATAACCATAATACTCCTTAACTATATCAAGATAATCAATAGAATCTTTTCTAGTCCAAGGAGAAAATCTCTTCCTTGGTTTCACACTATTTAGTAAAAAATCATATTGCATCTTGTTTGGTAAGTGAGGATTTTTATTCATCTCATTAGCAAACAAGACAGTATCAGTAAAGGAACTAAGACATCTATTTACTACAAATGCAGGATACTTTTTTTCTGCATCTGTATCACATGTACAAATACTCTTCTTTGATTGGTTGATGCTGTATAGGTAGTCTTTCAGTTGGTACATTGTTCCAGTGGCGAATTACTCCGCTAATAATAAAGCAGTTAGTGACAAGATAGCTGACAAATATAATAGACCGTACCACAACAACGTGATTGTCATATTCTTTGGTTTTGTCGTCTGAGAATGATCCGAGTGCATACTTCCATATCTTCCAAAATTTAGTCATTATTTAAAACCTTTATTAGATTTTGGTTTGTTAATAACGTGGATAACTGTTCCTTCAAACCAAGGTGAGCGACAATTATTCCACCAATATTCTTGAATTTCCTGCCACGATTCTACCACAAAAGATTTAGTATTGCAAACTATCTTATAGTGGTGACGATCATAAAGTTTATTACTTGTCTGTTCAAAAAATTGTGGATCATTCTTTGCAATCAATTTAGTCATCGTGATCATCCCATGGATCTGAGAGACCTTCGTTAGCAAAGAATCCTTTGTAGATTCCATACCCTGCTAGTAACACTGTAATTACTGCTATGGATATAGCAAATGTAATGTTAGGATTCAAAGTTAAATGAGGTATGAGTGTCTCATTACATTTAGCAATCTTATCGGGATCGCTCCAAGTACCAGGTAAAGTATATACTGGTGGGCATGCACTAAACAAAAAGTTTTTTGCAAGTTGTAATTCAAAAACTGAAGTCATAATTTATAGTACCCAATCTGGTTTGCGTGATGGGTCACGAAGATAGTTGGTAGCAACCCAAGGTTTAGATGCAACATAGCGTTTGTATGCAGTGAAGATGTCAATACTTGTATCATATTTGAACTCGTCAGGACCTGCAAATGTAAATGATGATGGTAAGTATGGACTAGGTGCAGAAGGTATGATAGTTGTTGCTTCTATCAATGTCTTCTCGCAACTATGTGTCTTGCCATAGCGATGCTCATACTCGTTGCAAAGAGCAAGACCATGTGCAAGTAACCACCATGTATTTTCTAGGCAAGAGTTTGCCCATATAGTGCAAGGATGATTACGGAATGCACCCTTGTCTGTCTTGTATGCTTGACCATCAAGACGATGTAGATCACCATAATTGTGACCCCACTTGTCAGAGCATACT